TCCGAGGACAAGGCTTGGCTTGAAAAAGTCGGGCAAGTAGCAAAACAAGAAAAGCCAAAAACCGTATCAAAGAAAGATGAGGAATAACCAATGGCTGTATTTCTAAACAACAAGGTCGGCGTAAAGGTTAATTCCGTTGACCTTTCTGACCATGTGACCGCCGTCACATTAAACCGCACATTTGATGAACTTGAAGTTACCGCAATGGGTGACACAGGTCACAAATTTGTTAAGGGCTTGGAAGCCTCAAGCGTGACGATTTCATTCCTAAATGACACCGCCGCAGCCAATGTTCTTGCAACCTTGCAAGCAGCATGGGGAACTTCAGTTACCTGCGTCCTATTACAGGAAAAAGGAACTGCCGTTGGCGCAACCAACCCACTTTACACATTCTCAATTTTAGTAAATAACACCACCGACATTAACGGCGGAGTTGGCGATATTGGAATGCAGGATGTAACCTTTACCATTAACGGCGCTGTTGCCGTTGCAACAACAGGTACATTCTAAGGGGATTAAATGATTAAACTCAGAGTCACCAAGGCTTCAGGTGATGTTTTAGATTACGAAATTTCACCTGCTCTTGAGTACGCATTCGAACAAAACTTCAAAACTGGATTTCATAAAAGATTTAGGGATGAGGAAAGACAGAGTGATGTCTATTGGCTAGCATGGGAAGCCGAAAGACGCGCAGGAATTACCGTTCCTCTATTTGGGGATAAGTACCTTGAGACACTTGCAAAAGTAGAAATCATGGACGCCGACTCCCCAAATGGGTAACGCGGTATGACTTTACATATTTGATTGCTTCACTAGCAGTTGAAACTGGAATACCGCATTCAGAGTTTTTAAAAATGGATAGATCAATGTTTTTAGCAACATTGGCTTACATAAAAGACAAAGCAAAAAAGGTGGAAAATGCCAGTAGAGGTAAAAGGTATCGTTGAGGTTCAAAAAGCCTTAAAGAAATTCGCGCCTGACCTTTACAAAGAAATGAACAAAGAAATTCGCGCTGCAATGCGTGTAGTTGTTAAAGAGGCTCAAGGTCAAGTTCCCGATCAAATTACTGGGTTAAGTGGTTGGCAAGATCAAGGCAAACAAGTTGTTTCAAGAACTGCCGGCAAGGTTCGTGGCTTTCCTAAATACAATCCAAATGTAATAAGAAAAGGTTTGGCATACTCTTTAGGACGCTCACGCCGTAATAATGCAGGTTTTGTTAATGTTTACCGATTGCTTAACAGATCAGCCGCAGGCGCAATCTATGAGACCGCAGGTCGTAAAAATCCTCAAGGTCGTTCACCAATTCAAAGTGTTGCCGGTGATTCATTCGTGCAGGGTTTTGAAGGTACTTACAAATACAAAGGCAAGGTAAGAAATCGAGCAACTCGAAACTATAATAGCAATAACCCTTTTGCCGGTTATCAGTTTGTTACAGCAATTAACGACGAAGCAAAATTAGAAAGTATTGGCAGAGGTAGAAAAAACCAAGGTCGTTTACTTTATGCCGCTTTTGCTAAAGATCAGGGCAAGGTTACAAAGGCAACCTTTAAAGCAATAGACACCGCAATTTTAAAATTCAATTCAAGCATTAAACGAAAGATTGGACTTGCCGCATGAGTGCAACTGGTATTGAAATCCCAATTATCAGCACCTACAAAGACAAAGGTGCGAAGGCTGCAAGCAAGTCGCTTAATGTTTTAACTAAGTCCGCAAAGGCTTTAGGTCTTGCTTTTGGTGCTTATCAAACTTTAAAATTTGGAAAAGGTGCGGTCAAGGCTTTTGCTGCCGACGATAAGGCAGCCGGCGCACTATCTAAAACATTACAAAACTTAGGGCAATCTTATGCAGTAATAAGCACCGCAAGTTTTATTCAGAACTTACAAAACCAAACAGGCGTTTTAGACAACCAACTCAGACCGGCATTCACCCAATTAGTTAATTCAACTTTAGACGCTAAAAAAGCCCAAGAATTACTTTCAGTTGCTTTAGATGTCTCAGCCGGTTCAGGAAAAGATTTAGCCTCAGTTACTGCGGCATTAAGCAAGGCGGCGCTTGGAGAGAACACCGCAATTGCTAAATTAAATATAGGACTTACAACAGCCGAAGCAAAAACAATGGATTTAGATAAGGTTACGACTTATTTATCTAAAAAGTTTAACGGTCAAGCCGCATTAGCAGCCGACTCTTTTGCTGGCAAAATGGCGATTCTTACCGCTAAAGCCGAGACTGCAAGAGAGGAAATCGGCGGCGCTTTAGTTGCTGCCCTTGATGACGCTTTTGGAGACCCTGACAAATACGGTAGCAGTATTGACAATATAAGCAACAAACTTCAAGGTTTAATTGGTAGTGTCGGTAGATTTGTTAAAGTTACAAAAGGGCTTTTTGATCAAGACAATTTGTTAAAATTAAACAAAAACACAATGAATTATAAACTAAACTTTGATAAACCTTTTGACCCAATGGCTATGAAGTTTGACTATACAACATTACAAAAAGAGGAAAAGAAATTACAGAAAGAGGCTGCAAGACAGTTAAGACTACGACAAGCCGCCATTGCTAAAGAAAAGGCTTTAATCGCCGAGCAAAAGAAAATTGAGGCTGATCGAAAGAAACTTGAGCAAGCCGGCGCAATCTTTGACATGGATCAAATTCAGATTTATGCAGCATTGCAAAACAAGATAACAGACCAAGAGAAATTAAGATTATCTTTACAAATGGCTTTATTGCAAGAGAATGCAACCGAAGCGCAAAGACTGGCAACTGAGTTATTTAAATCACAATTACAAACCACTAACCTTGCCGACGCTATTGCCAAACTACCGAGAGCGCTTTATCCGTTTAGTGGATGGTCAGACGAAATTGACTTATTGCTTAAACAAATTGAGTTACTTAAAAAACTATTAGCAAGCATGAACTTGCCTGCCGGTTCAACACCTGCCGGAGTGATTGGCGCGATGGGCGGTTATGACGCCGGTGGTCGTTATGTTGGAACTCCGTTTGGTCAAGCCGGTTCAAATGTAAGCACCTACATTGGTTCTCAGGGTGGTTATGACATGGCAGCAAACTATGTTGGAACTCCGTTTGGTCAGGCTCAACCATCCTCAACGACTAACATTTATGTCAATGGTGCTACTCAACAATTATTAAACGAGTTGCGCAATGGTTTAATTGATTCGTCCGCTTCAGGTTCTTTTGCAACGGTAAACCCAAACCGATAACATGAGTTTACCTGTACTAGATGTAAGCCTAAATTTCTCGTCCGGTGCTACCTTCGGAAACCCTTTCACATTGGACGACCCTGTGAATGGTGTTCTAGGAACAGGTTTACTTTCAGATTCCTCAGCCCCTGCCCTAGTAATAAACTTAACCGATGTAACTAGACAGATACAAATTCGACGCGGTAGAAATATAAGCCGAGATACTTACGAGGCAGGAACTTGCACCGTTCGTATTTATGACCAAACAGGTCGTTTCAATCCTCAAAATACCAGTTCAGATTTATTTGGCTTTTTAACACCTTTAAGAAAACTTAGAATTTCAGCAACCTATTTGGGTGTAACTCATTACTTATTTAGTGGTTACACAACTGATTACATTTACACTTATGACCAAGCCGAGAACATTTCCTATGTAGATATTAACGCAAGCGACGCGTTCCGATTGCTAGCAATGGCAACAATTACTTCGGTTACCGGTCAAGCGGCTGGACAAGATACCGGAACGAGAATTGATAAAATTCTTGACACCGTAGATTTCCCTGTTTCAATGAGAACTTTAGATACCGGTGATTCCTTAACTCAGGCTGACCCTGCAACCAATAGAACTCCATTGGCAGCAATCAAGAATTGTGAGACCTCAGAACAAGGGGCTTTCTTTATTAACCCTGAGGGCAATGCGGTATTTAAAAACAGATCAAACACAATATCATCCGCCGGTGCAACTCCACTTGCCTTCAATCAATCCGGTGGCATACCTTACAAAAATCTAATTTTTGCATTTGATGACAAACTTATTGTAAACAAGTCAACAGTCACCCGAGTTGGCGGCTCACCTCAGACCTACACCGACGCCGCTTCGCTTGCCGAGTACTTCCCGCATGTTGTTAACTTTAGCGATTTAGTCGTGCAGACTGATACTGAGGCAGCCAATATAGCCGCAATCTATGTCGGAACTAGATCGACGACAAGCATTCGAATTGATCAAATGAGCGTTGACCTTTATGACCCATTAGTGCCAAACGGAACAATGCTTGACTTAGACTATTTTGACAATGTGGTAATAACCAACATTCAGCCCGATGGCTCAACCATTGTTAAGAATTTACAAATTCAAGGGGTTAACTGGGAAATCACTCCAAACTCATTTCTTGGAAACTTTACTACACTCGAGCCAATAACAGATGGGTTCATAATTGGAAACAGCACCTATGGCATAATAGGTGAGGATATTTTGTCCTACTAAGGTATAATTAGAGACTAGGGAGATCAAACTATGGCAGCAGGATTAGGTTTTAAAACATTCAATACCGGCGATGTATTAAGCGCGGCGGATGTTAACGGTTATTTAATGCAGGGCGTTTTAGTTTTTGCCGACGCAACTGCTAGAGACGCAGCAATTACCTCACCTCAAGAGGGTCAGTTTGCTTATACAAAAGATAACAATTCTTTATGGTATTACTCAGGTAGCGCATGGGTCGCTTCAGGTGCAACCGGAGACATTGAGGGCGTAACTGCGGGCGTAGGAATTAGCGGTGGTGGTACTTCGGGAACTGTTACCGTAACAAACTCTATGGCAACCGCTATTGACGCTAAGGGCGATTTAGTTGTCGGTACTGGTGCAGATACTTTCTCTAAACTCACAGTAGGCGCAAACGGCACCACACTCGTAGCGGATAGTGCGGAAACGACTGGTTTGAAGTGGGTTACGGCTTCTGGTGGTGGTAAATTAAAGCAAGTTGTTCAAGCAACCACAACTGCATTTTTTTCCACAAATTCAACTTCGTATGTTGATATCACAGGTTTATCAATTTCGATAACTCCAACAGCAAACACAAGCAAAATTTTTGCAATTTGGAATTCGCCAACTATTTATCGAGGCGGTGGCACAAATGCGAATAATGTTGGAATTAAATTAGTAAGAGGCGCGACAGATGTTTTTGCAAATGATTATTTATTTAATCTTGCCATATCTGGCGACAAAGATGGGTCTTACCCATACACAATGTTTTTTTTAGATAGTCCAGCCACCACATCTGCTACAACATACAAACTACAAATGAAAAATCAAAATTCATATACTAGTTATTGGAATTATTTAGGTAGTGCAACCGAAGTTGCATCTATTACTTTATTTGAAATTGGAGCATAATGATAACAAAAGCAACCGAAGTTCTTAAATTTTTATGCCCAGATGTTCAATGGTCAATGTCAAACGATGATTTTGACACAATTACTTGGATAAATGTTGATAAAGCCCCAATCACCAAAAAACAATTTGAGGATGGTTTTACTCAATACGATGCTTGGAAGGCAGAGCAAGATACTGCAAAGGCCACCCAAAAGGCAGCCCTGCTAGAACGGCTAGGTATTACAGAGGATGAGGCAAAACTTCTTCTAGGCTAACGACACAATCCCTCAAGATTGTGCTACATAAAATTATGAAACCATGGTTATCAAAAGCGGCTTATCAATTTAGGGAACAGGTAAATGATAGTTTCCCAAATCGTGCCAAGCGTCTTGATGGATGGATTGGCGATCTGCGTCACTCAAATAGAGTTAGTCAGCACAATCCCAACGGGCAGGGTGAGGTATGCGCATTGGACATTGACGCTGGCTTATCTGAGGAACAAGGAATTGCAATCTATTTGGCAGATCAAATTAGACTTGCAGCAAAACAAGGTGATCGAC